GCTGGTCATCAACTTTCACTTATTGCTAGTGGTTCTACATCCACAGCACCAAGTGCAGCTTAGAGGAGTAATTATCTAATGGCTATTTCAAGAGCGCAACTCCTCAAGGAGCTATTACCTGGTCTTAATGCATTGTTTGGTTTGGAGTACAATAAGTACGAAGACGAACACGCAGACATTTATGAAAGCGAAGCTTCCGATCGTTCATTCGAAGAAGAAGTAAAACTTTCAGGCTTTGGTGCAGCTCCAGTGAAACAGGAGGGTTCTAGTATCGCATATGATACAGCACAAGAAAGTTTCACAGCTAGATATAACCACGAAACTATTGCAACAGGTTTCTCTATAACTGAAGAAGCAATGGAAGATAATCTTTATGATTCTCTTTCTGCTCGTTATACAAAAGCCCTTGCAAGAGCTATGGCTTATACCAAGCAAACTAAAGCAGCAGCTTTACTCAACACAGGATTCGACACTTACACAAGTGGCGATGGTGTGACATTGTTTAATGCATCTCACCCAACAGTAGCTGGTGGAACTAATTCCAACAGACCTGCTGCAGGTGCTGATTTGAATGAAACAAGTCTTGAAGCCGCTGTTATTTCAATTGCTGCTTATGTGGATGAAAGAGGTCTTTTGATCGCTGCTCGTCCTAAAAAGCTCATTGTTCCCCCTGATTTAATGTTCGTAGCTACTCGTATACTAGACAGTACACTACGTCCAGGCACATCAGACAACGATGTAAATGCGATTAATTACAGTAGCACTGTTCCAGAAGGATATGCAGTAAACCATTATTTGACTGATTCAAATGCATGGTTTTTAACAACTGATATTCCTAATGGAATGAAGCACTTTACCCGTACACCGCTTTCAACAAGCATGGATGGTGACTTTGACACTGGAAATGTTCGTTATAAAGCAAGAGAAAGATATAGCTTTGGCGTATCTGATCCTCTTGGTATTTACGGATCTCCTGGTTCTTCATAAGAACTTTGTATTCGATTGGGGAAAGGGGCTTCACAGCCCCTTTCTTTTTATGTATAATAAAATATTCCTGACAGCTACATGGTGTAGCTGACACTAGCCACGACAGGAGATTACATATGGCTAATACAACTTTTAACGGACCAGTTCGTTCAGAGAACGGGTTCGAGCAAATTACTAAAAACGGCACAACAGGTGCTGTGACAACCACTCTCGACATTGACACAAGCGGTAATATTACAACAACAGGTTATGTTGCCGAGCAAAAAAGAGTGATTCGTCAAACAACTGCTGACGGTTGGAACGATGGAGCGGTTACTTTAACAACAGCACAAAAAGGTTCTATTATTCTTCTTGATAAGGATGAGGCAACCGTTGTTACTCTTCCTGCAATTACTTCATCAGACATTGGTGTTTACTATACATTTATTGAAACAGTAGCATCTGATAATGCAAGAACAATCGTAACAGGCTTTGACAATGACTACTATGTTGGTGGTCTTGTTGTTGGAACAACAGCAGCAGAAAATGGATCAAAGTGTTTTGTACCAGCAGGTGGCACAGATACAACAATTAAGTTTGATGATAATCTTGCTAACGGAATGGGAGCTTTAGGTTCAACAGTTTATCTTCATGCTGTTCTTACAGGTAATACTGGAGCAGGTGGTGGAGCAAAACTTGTTTGGGCTGTCACAGGTCACGTTGGAACTTCCGATGCAAATGGTGATGGTACTGCTATCTTTACATAATAAGGAGTAAGATATGTCAGCAAATGATGTACAAGCCAGATATATAGCTCCTGCGGCATCTGATGATAACGGTATCTCTACTGCGGCTACGTTAAGTGGAGCAGGAAACTTAACCATCAATGGTGCTTTAGCCGATGGTGGTTCGGTTACTTTAGACGATGCACGACAAGTTATTATCACAAGTGCAGGAGATGATAGCGGTGATACGTTTACCGTCACTGGCACAGATGAAGCAGGCGATGCCCAGACAGAAGCTATTACAGGCGCTGACACGGGTGTTGCTACAGGATCTAAATACTTTACAACAATAACGCAGATAGCAGCTTCGGGTGCTTCTGCTGGTAATGTTGAGGCAGGAACAGGAACTTCTGTTGCTGCTAAAATTACCCGTAATCGTGTTCGTTTACGTGGGTTGCAATATGTTTGCAATACAACAGGCGGCACAATAGAGGTAAAAAATACCAGTGCAACGGGATCATCACTTTATAAGTTTGATGCTAACAATGTAGACGATACGATTTATCCAAGCATACCAGACGGAGGAATAGTTTTCTCAGGTGGGGCATATGTAGTTTATAACCAAACCCACGTAGTAAGCTTTACAATGTTTTATGAAGGATAAACTAAATGGATCTCGACCCGGTTATACTTTGGAACATTGTATTAACTGTGGTTGTCGGTCCAGTTGTGCTTTGGGCTAGATCAATGGCTGCGGAAGTCAAACGGATAGATGTCCTCCTTAATAAAACTAGGGAGGAAACTGCCCGTGACTTTGCAACGAAACGAGACCTTGAAACTGATGTTTCAAGGGTACTCGCACAACTAGATAAAATGGATAAAAAACTCGACAGATTATTTGAAGATAGGAGAAAGTAAATGCCAAGTGGTAAAGGAACATACGGAAGCCAAGTAGGCCGACCTAAGAAAATGATATTTGGTGGTGCATTGGTAAGGGGTGGTATGAAATTAGCAAAAAACCTTATGCAGAAAAAAAGTAAAAAAATTATTGATATAGAAAAAGTAAAAGATCTTAAAGGAAATATTAAAGGAAGAGACATCGCCAAACAAAACAATCAAGCTGATAAAAAGGTTTTAGATAGTTTTAAAAACAATGTTCCAAAAATTGGACAGGATGTTGTAGGTAAGATGTACGGTGGTGCAGTTAAAAAGAAAATGTACGGTGGCAAAGTTAAAAAAATGGAAATGGGTGGCAAAGCAGGCTGTCCTATGAAAATGCGCGGTGGCGGTATTGTTGAAGAAATTAAAAGATCTCCAAATGCGGCTATGGTTTCTGATAGTTTAAAAAGAATGGCAGGGATGTCTGGTAAGATGGACGCTCCTGTTCAACGTGGAATGAGAAGGCAAAGACCTCAAAAAGAAATAATGTAAAGGTTATGAACAATGGCAACAAGCGGAACAGCCACATTTAATCTTGATATAAATGAGATTTGTGAAGAGTCCTTTGAAAGAGCAGGACTCGAAATGCGTTCTGGTTACGATTTAAAAACAGCACGAAGAAGCCTTAACCTTATGTGTCTTGAGTGGGCAAACAGAGGTATTAATCTTTGGACTGTTGAAGAAGGTTCAGTAACCTTGGTTACTGGCACTTATCAATATACATTGCCAGCAGATACAATGGATTTACTTGATCATGTTTTAAGAACAGGATCAGGAACTAGTACGCAATCTGATTTTAATTTAGCCCGTATATCTGCAACAACTTATTCACAGATACCTGCAAAATTAACCCAGGCACGACCAACTCAAATATATATAGACCGACAAAGAGATGCGCCTGTAATTAATTTGTGGCCTGTTCCAAGCTCTACATATAACAATGATATAATTCGGTACTGGCGTATTAGAAGAATACAGGATACTGGGACATTGGGAACAAATGATCCTGATGTGCCATCAAGATTTTTACCTGCATTGATCGCAGGGCTGTCATACTATATAGCAATGAAAAAACCAGAAGCGGCACAAAGGATACCTGTTTTAAAAGCTTCTTATGAAGAACAGTTTGAGCTTGCTGCTTCTGAAGATAGAACAAAAGCACCATTAACATTTGTACCATTAGCGGATTATTTTGGACCATGAGTAGACCATACGCAAGAGGAAGATATGCTTTTGGATTCTGTGACAGAACAGGGTTTCGTTATCCTTTAGATGAGTTAATTTTTGAAGTTAGTAATGGTGTCAGGACGGGAATGAAAGTTGGTCGGGATGTTTATGATCCTGATCAACCTCAAAATAGTTTAGGAAAAGTACAATTTTCTGACCCCCAAGCTTTGTTTGAGCCTCGACCAGACCAAGGAATCGAGGCAAGTAGAGCTTTTTTTGGATGGAACCCTGTTGGTGATGGTGGCGATGCACCTGATGGTAACGGGGATATGGGTTTAACAGGCAGTATTGGCACTGTCACAGTATCGGTGAGTTAATTATGGCTTGGACATTAACAACTTTAAAAAGTGCAATACAAGATTACACAGACAATAGCGAGACAACTTTTGTAAATGATCTAAGCACTATTATTCTCAATGCAGAAGATCGCATTATGAGTCTTGTAGATCTTCCTGATTTTAGAAAAAATGTAACAGGTACTATTTCTTCTGGGAACAAATACTTAACTATGCCCACGGATTTCTTGGCACCGTTTAGTCTTTCTGTAACCACCTCTAGTACAGTTTTCTTTCTTATAAATAAAGATGTTAATTTTATGCAAGAGTCTTTTCCTACGACAACCACAACGGGAAGACCAGAGTTTTATGCAATATTTGATTCATCTAACTTTGTCTTAGGTCCAACACCTGATCAATCTTATGATACAGAGTTGCATTATCTTTATAAACCGACAAGCATAACAACATCAGGTACAGGAACTTCATGGCTCGGCACTAATGCTGCTGATGTTTTATTATACGCATCTCTAGTGGAAGCTTATACTTTTATGAAGGGCGAGCCTGACATAATGGCTGAGTACAAAGAAAGATTTAATGAAGGTATAATGCGACTTAAGAATCTTGGAGAAGGTCGTATGACTAAAGATCAATATCGTAATGGTAAATTAAGGATACAGGAAAGCTAATGTTTGATGTTTCGGTAGATATGAATGTAGGTCATGTGGATGTAAGCACGACTCATTACAGAGGTCATAGCGTAGATGATTTAACAGATATGTGCCTTGATCATATTATGACGGTATCAAAAAACGCACCTCCTGAAATAAGAGATCAAGCCTTTGTTTATAAGGAAAGAATTAGAAGTGTTATAAAGCACTATATGACACAAGCGGTAAAATCTGATAGAACTACATTATATAATAAAATGACGCAAGAAGGTCATGAGGATATAGCAAAAGCTATATTGAAATTTTAGGAGATTGATATGGCAATATCACAAGCGATGTGTACCAGTTTTAAACAAGAGTTATTGGTAGGAACTCACAATTTTACAGCAAGCACTGGTAATTCGTTCAAGCTTGCTTTGTATACATCAAGTGCTTCTTTGGGTGCCGGGACAACAGCGTATACCTCCTCTAACGAGGCAAGTGGTACGAACTACTCTGCAACAGGATCTGTATTAACAAGTGTCACACCGACAACAGACGGCACAACTGCTATATGTGATTTTAGTGATTTAACTTTTAGCAATGTAAGTATTACTGCAAGAGGTGCATTGATTTATAATGATACACAAGCAGACAAAGCTGTTTGTGTACTGGACTTTGGTGGCGATAAAACTGCAACTGCTGGAGATTTTACAATTAGTTTTCCAACAGCTAATGCTTCTTCAGCGATTATAAGGATTGCATAAATGGCTGATATTACTGGTTGGGGCAGATCAACTTGGGGCAGTGGAGCCTGGGGAGAAGCCGAGCCAGTAAGTGTTACTGGAGTTGCAGGAACATCGGGACTAGGTAGTGTTACGGTATCAGCAGATGCCAACTTAACAGTAAGTGGTGTGTCTGCTACAGGTTCACTCGGAAGTATAGTAGTAAGACTTCCAAAAACTGTTTCTGTTACGGGAGTATCAGGAACTGCATCTTTAGGAACAGTCAACGTATGGGGTGAAATAGTCCCCAGTCAGACACCAGAGTGGGCGGCAGTCTCTCCGAGTCAGTCACCGTCTTGGTCTACAGTAACACCAAGTCAAAGCCCATCTTGGACTGATATAGCGGCATAAGGATAAGAACAATGTCAAGTACATATACAACAAATACTGGGATAGAAAAACCAGCCACAGGTGATAGATCGGGTACATGGGGAACCATGACTAATACCAATATGGATCTTATAGACCAAGCCCTTGATGGGTTTATTTCTGTTACTGCGGCAGCCACAGGATCTACAGGTTCACCTAACACCCTTCCTATTACAAACGGATCTGTATCCAATGGAAGAAACAGAATTATTAAGATAGTTGATGGTGGAGATTTAGGTGGCACAGTTTACTATCAGATAACTCCGAATGATGCAGAAAGATATTTATGGATTGAAAACGGTTTATCAGGCTCACGATCAATTCTTCTTTTTCAAGGCACATATAATGCATCAAATGATATAGAGGTGCCTGCTGGCAAAACTAAACTTGTTCGGTCAGATGGAGCAGGTAGTGGTGCCGTAGTTGTAGAGGTTGCAGCTAATCTTGCTGTTACAGGATCTTACCAAGTCGATAACCTTTTATTGGATGGCAACTCACTTACATCAACAGATACTAACGGTAATGTTAATATTATTCCTGCTGGTACAGGAGATGTCAATCTTGGTGCTGATACTGTAATGATTGGTGATGACGATGCTGATGTTACCTTAACAACGCAAGGCACAGGAGATTTAACTCTTAGTACAAATAGTGGTACAGACTCAGGTACGATTGTAATTGCAGACGCTGCCAATAATGATATTACCTTAACGCCTAACGGAACGGGTAATGTTAATGCTGTTGCTGATACATTAGTTGTTGGTGATTCCAATGCAACAGCTACGATTACATCGAATGGTACAGGGGATTTGGTTCTTTCAACAAATGCAGGAACGGACAGTGGAACAATTACGATTACAGATGCTGCAAACAATGACATCTCTCTTGCTCCGAATGGTACGGGTAATGTCAATCTACAAGCTGACAGTGTTGTAGCTGGTGACTCAGGTGCTGATTTTACTCTTACTACTAATGGCACTGGGGATTTAATTCTTAACACAAACTCAGGCACAAACTCAGGAAGCATTACAATAGCAGATGGAGCGAGTGGCAATATAGCTATTACTCCTAACGGCACAGGTGAGGTTGATATATCTAAAGTTGATATAGCTGGAGGAGCAATAGATGGCACAACAGTAGGTGCGGCTTCTGCAACCACAGGAGCTTTTACAACTTTATCTGCTACCAGTGACGTTACTTTCAATGGAGGTACATTTGTCTTTAACGAGGCAGGGGCAGACAAAGACTTTAGGGTTGAAGGTGATAATGATGCTAACCTGATCTTATGCGATGCTTCGGTAGACAGAGTTGGAATAAAAACAGCAACACCATTAGCAGCTCTTCATGTTACAGGTGATACTTTCTTTGGTGGTAATGTCAGAGAAAAAGTAACAATATCTGCAACAGCGGCAACAGGCACTGTAAATTTTGATGCCATAACACAGGGTGTTTTGTATTACACAACTAATGCTTCTGGTAACTGGACACTGAATGTTCGAGGTGACGGTTCTACTACTCTTAATTCAATAATGGCAACGGGTGATTCTTTAACGGTTGTATTCTTAGCTACACAAGGAGGCACTGCTTATTATCAAGCTACGTTTAAAGTAGATGGTAGTGCTGTAACCCCTAAATATGCAGGTGGTTCGGCTCCAAGTGCAGGAAATATAAACGGTATAGATTCCTATGCAATGACAATAATCAAAACAGGTGATGCAGCATTTACAGCACTTGGTGCTTTAACAGGATTCGGATGATTAAACTATGGCTCCTATCATATCTTCTTTTGCTTCTGCAGCAGCTCGTAACTACGGTTTTGGGTTACTGACTCCTTTAACAACAAACATAACCAGTTTTACTTCTTCTGGAACTTGGGAAGCACCTGGTAGAACTACTGAGATTGCTTACTTAATTGTAGCAGGAGGTGGTGGCGGTGGTGGAGCTTTTGCCGCAGGTGGAGGTGCAGGAGGTTTTCGTGTTGGAACGGGTCAAGCTGTTGATTCAGGAACCGAGTATACAATTACGGTTGGAGCAGGAGGAGCAGCTGGAGCAGGATATTCTAGCCCAGGTGATCCTAGTGGAACAACGACAACAGGAAGTGATGGTTCAGATGCTTCTATCGGTAGCCCTGTTTCTTTAACCTCTACTGGTGGTGGCGGTGGTGGAAGAGGATATCCAAACCCAGGTCAATCAGGTCGTGATGGTGGATCAGGCGGTGGTTCAGGGGGTGGTTCTCCTTTAACAGTAGGAAGCGGAAACACACCAAGTACATCTCCAAGTCAAGGCAACAACGGTGGATTAGGTAATTATGCAGGCGCTCATTTTGGCGGTGGCGGTGGCGGTGGAGCAACTGCTGCAGGTTCTAATGTAGGTCTTAGTAACGTAGGTGGAGCAGGGGGAAATGGAACTGCTTCAAGTATATCGGGTTCATCCGTTACATACGCAGGAGGCGGTGGAGGTGGACATTATAACCCTGGCTCTACTGTAGCAGCAGGGGCTGGAGGATCAGGTGGTGGTGGCGCAGGAGCAAATGGTTCACCATCAGCAACAACAGCAGGCACAGCAGGCACAACCAACCGAGGTGGCGGTGGTGGTGGAGGCGGTGGAGGTAATCCAGGAGTAGGCGGTGCTGGTGGAGCAGGTGGAAGTGGAATTATAATTATATCTTACGGAGCATAAGCATATGGCAGACAAGATTTATAGAATGTACGGAATCGAAATGGCGGTTGAATTGCTTAGACCTAAAGCAAAATGGGAAATACATAACGATCATTTTTCAAGATGGGATGATACTCGTCCTTGTCCGACTATGGAGGAGGTTCTTGAAACAATGGAAAAGATTAAAGATTTTGAAGATTCTGTAGAAACAATATGGCTTGATGAACAAATCGAGGGCATAAAAAAAGAAGAGGAAAAACTAAAGAAGGCTTTTAATTAATGATTGTTCACACGTTGTTTCCCAGTACAGTTTGTTTTTTTGAGTTAGGTAGAGATCTAACAAAAAAAGAAATGAGCTTTATTATGAAGCAAAAACAAAAACCAAATGAAGGAAATAAAACAAGTGTTAATTCTAATCTTCTTGAAAGCAAAACTTTAAAAAACTTAAATCGTTTTATTGAAGACTCTTTTGAACAATACGCAAAAAATATATTAAGGATTAAAGACAATGTCTCACTTAACATTACACAGAGTTGGGCGAACTACACGCAAAAGGGGGAGTTTCACCATAAGCATAATCATAGCAATAGTTTTTTGTCTGGCGTTTTTTATGTTCGGGTAGAAGAAGATATGGATCAAATTATGTTTTTTAAAGAAGGTTATAGTCAGGTTAAATTAGAAGCAAAGAGTTTTAATATTCATAATTCGGACAGTTGGTTCTTTACGGTTAAGTCAAATCAACTTGCAATTTTTCCTTCTTCTTTAACACATATGGTTCCTCCAACAGATACAGAAGAAAGAGTAAGTATTTCTTGTAACACTTTCCCTAAAGGGATTATTGGAGATTCAGGAAAACTTACAGGGTTATCGCTTTGATTAATAATAACATTAAAGATTATGTAAAGGTTTATAAAGGTTTTTTTAGTAAGGAGTTTTGTCAGGAAGTAGTAGCAGAGTTGCAAGATAATGATTGGGAAACACACTCGTTTCATATACCAGATAAAAATGAATATGTTTCTTTTGAAGATGATCTTGCTGTTTCTTTTAATCACGAAGATAAGAAGTCTTTAAAGTTAAACGATAAAATATGGGATGCTATTAACCAGTATGTGATGAAAGATTTTAAAAGTTTTGGAAATTGGTTTAGTGGGTGGAATGGATATACAGAAGTAAGGTACAATAAATATGTGGTCGGCACAAAAATGAAAGAACATTGTGACCATATACATACAGTGTTTGATGGCACGAAAAGAGGAATACCTGTGTTATCTATTGTTGGTTCACTAAATGATGATTATGAAGGTGGAGATTTTATAATGTGGGAAACGGAAAAAATAGAATTACCTCAAGGATCTATAATGATCTTTCCGAGTAATTTTATGTATCCTCATAAAGTGACACCAGTAACAGAAGGAACTCGGTACAGTTATGTATCGTGGACATATTAGGAGATTGAAGTGGCATACTTCGCAGAAATAAACTCAGATAATGTTGTGCTAAGAGTTGTGTCTATTTCGGACTCTGATACCGCAAATGGTGACGGAGATGAAGTTGAAAGCCTTGGTGTTGCATTTTGTCAAAACCTTTTTGGTGGTGGCACTTGGAAGCAAACAAGTTACAACAATAGAATCCGCACACGATTTGCAGGGGTAGGATATACTTATGATGCTGCACGAAATGCTTTTATTAGACCCAAGCCTTATAACTCTTGGGTTTTAGATAGCTCAACTTTAGAGTGGGAAGCTCCTGTAACTAAACCAAGTGATGCTTCTATGACTAAAACATATTCTTGGAACGAAGATACAACAAGTTGGGTAGAGGATTAGTTCGATGATTGAAATTGGTGTTGCATTAGCTGCAATAAAATCTGCTCACGGGGCATTGATGAGTGCTGTCAAAGTGGGTAAGGATTTGTCGCAATTAGGCACAGCAATTTCTAAGTATGCAAAAGGTGAGGCAGCGCTGCAGGCCAAGGCTGAAGCCAAAAAGTCATCATTCTTTAGTAAATTATCTGGGGTAGAAAACTCTGCTATTGACGAGTTTATGCACAAAAAACAACAGGATCAAATGCGAGATCAGCTTAGAGAAACATTCCAATTATACGGGAAGAAGGGAGACTGGGAACAGCTCCAATCTTTCATTGCTAAA